AGTAATATCATAAGCTCCTGTATTCTTTACTAAGAAGGTAGCCTCAACACCTGATGTCATATTAGAGACATTAAGAGTATGATTTCCTTGTACACTAACTATAAATACATTAGAGTTAAGTAGGTTAGCTGTCTGTGCTGATGCTAGTGTTATAGTCTCAGAAGCCGTAGGATGAGCTTTAGTGAACGTTTGTGGCGTAGCTAGGGTAACTATCTCCTCACCACCAATCGTGCCTGTAGTAGCCGTTAAGCCATTAACAGTAAAGTTCTCTGATGCACTACCGTTTGCATCTGCCTTAGAGTTAAGTGCTGTTCTTACTGCTGTAAATTCAGTATTAAAGTCAGCACCTGAGATAACTTTTCCGGGGTCTGTGTCTGCTAAGGCATCTTTTCCAGACCAACCTACCGCTATTGTATAATTACTCATAATATTTTACCTTGTTTAAATAATAATGATAATGATTGTAATGATGCTTTGTAACCTTTAGTTACTCCGTCCCACTCTAATCTTATGTATTTAGCACTACCTGCTAATGGTATAGAACGCTCTTTAAATCCGTGTATTGGAGCATATTTAGATGAAGAAGGGTGTAGAGTCGAGCTATGCGTATGTGTAGCTGTAGTAGCCCCATATAAAGACAACGCATTACCCCAATAATAAGGCTCTCCGCTTAGTGTAGGATTAAGTTTAAATGTTGGTGATATTTTAGGTGTCATTTCAAAGTCTTTATACAACCTAATACCTACATCTGTTCCTTGACCTCCTGATACAAGCATTACTAATCTTTTAAGAATAGATGATTGCACGCCCTCTCCTAAATCAATCCATACCGTAGAAAAAGAAACTGTATAACTATTATAAGTATAAGTGCTAGAGCCACTATAATCTACATCATAATAACCTTCATAAGTAGCAACTCTTCCTGCCTGTTGTCCTACTAAAAGCCCATATGTTTCTGTGTATGCCATACTGGCAGGTTCTCTACTGTCTGCAAAGTCCCACTTAGTTATTCTTGGAGTCTCTTTCTCCGTCTTATATGTAGTATCAAAAACATATGTAACATTCTTATCTACAAAAGATAAAATATAAAGACCTTCATTTAGCATAAATGTTGATTTAACATTTGTACTGCTACTAATATTAGATATTAGTTCGTCCTTAATTGTTATAGACTTTTCTGTTAGAGGTAGTTTGTCTAACTGTGTAGTTCTAAATAAAGACCTAACACCAGTATCAGACAAGAAATATAAATCATCTCCAATAGATTGTATAGAGTCTCTAGATACACATCCTATTCCTCTAATAACTTCGTCTAAAGCTATGTCTCCTATTATGTCAGGACTGTTATAAATAGCAATATTTTCTTTACCAAATATAACTAGCTTACCTGCAAAAGAGTGTATAGCTACAATAGTATCTTGACCCCATACAGACTTTAAGTCTATAAAACCGCCATCAGAACCCCATTTATGACCGTCTAATAATTTAGAATAATATAAGACATCATCTTCTTCAGTAATACCACCAGCCCATACTCTACCATAAAAACCTAACATACAGCTAGGGTCAAATGTAGTTACACCTGTAGGTGCTTGATAACCACTTGTATCTTTTAATTTAGCCCAAGATGAATTATCATAGTATAGCGGGTCTTCATCAAACTGAGCAGCATATAGATGAGTATTAAAGTTTGTAAATTGCCAATCAGAAGAAGCCGCACCTGTAGCAAAAGACCCTGTCCAAGCATTATCTTTATCAGACAAATCAACAATATACATATTAGTGCCAACACCAGCAAATATCTTATTTGTTGTGCCATTATAATGTTCTGTTATAGAACCTATCTTAGCACCACCAGTTAATGTGCCCTGCTTTAATCCTTTACGGAATGTAACTTTACCACCTTCTGTATAAACAACATTGTCTGCTTTAGTAAACCAATTAGGTGTTAGAGCAGTTGGTGTCGTCTGCGTATCTATACCATTAATACCAATAGTATCTAAAGGTACAGCATTAATTTGCTTAGATTCTAGTGCCATATTATACTACTACCCAATCCCTTTCATATTCCATATTGCCAGCATCTAACTGAACTGCAATGTTTAAAGAGTCTCTAGCTTCTGCCGCAACAGCACTAGATATACTTCCTCCATCTTCACCTCTCTCTGCTATAGCTCTAGCCCAAGCCCCAAGAATAACAGGCTGCGAAGGAACTCTAAGCACCTGAGAGGCTGTCTTAAGTTCTTGTTGAGCACCTACAATATTAACTGAGATTGTTTGTGCAGAATCAGGAACAGGATATAAATCAATATTAAAGTCCGGCTCTCTGTTTGTACCTGCTTGTGAGATACCATTAAAGGCATAATAAGTAGGCTTACCATTAGCAGCATTAGCTATAGGAAATACTTGTTCATTAAGCCAGTCATTAGGCACTTGGTCTAATACTTGTCCTGTGTCTTGACATATTACGTCTAATACTTTAAATGTTACACCTGCACCTTTAGTAGCATCACCTAAAGTGTATTGCATATTGCCTAGAGATGTTTTAACATTAAATGTCTCTCTTAAGGCATTCCAGTCGTGATAAGACTCTACATTCTTTTTAGAATCATTAACTAACTCCCCAATTAACTTCTGATAATCTGAGATAGTTACAGAATCATATAAGTTACCTGACCAATCAGAGTCAATAGTATCTTCTCTGAGTCTCCTTAAAACGCTGTTAATAATTTCTCTATAAGTCATTTACTTTCCTTTTGCTAATTGTGCTCCAAAATAGAACTCTATAATCATAGTAGCCCATCCAAAGATTTCATCCATCTTTAATACTGAGCCAGCTTGTATTTGTATATACTCTACTACATCTGGTGTAAACTGAATACCAAAGAAACTAAATCCCTCTATAGTATTGGGTATAACTGTTGGTACATTAAAGAACACTGGAGCTACCTGTGTGAATATAATTAGTGCAAGTATAACAAATATAATAACTCGCCTATTAAGTGCAGCCATTGGACTTTCTTTATCTGCTCTATCTCTAGCTTGATTAATAGAATCATTACGCACTTGTAAGTTCTGTATCATCAGCTTTTGATTCTCTGCTGCTGCTTGACTTTTGAGTGCAAACAATTTAGCTACAAAACCTAGTGCTATTGGTGCTACGTTTGTTAAAAATCCTATCATACTGCTATCCTCATTGCTTCAAGAAGTCCAATCTGAGTAACAATATAGAAACCAATAGCACCATACACACTCCATTTAACTTGCAACATACTATTGTTAATCTTTTGAATACACTTATTAGTTTCATCAATTCTGCTAAACAGCTTGGTTATCTGAGAGTCTTGTCTGTCTGATGTAGTTTCTAATCTTGCCACTCTATCTTCATAATCTAACATAATGTCCTTAATTTGCTAGTGGGTTGTCTAATGATTCTTGTATCCGTTTATTTATATCCTCTTTAGTTTTCTCTACCTTTATCTCAAACCTATCTAACTTTGTATCATAGTTAGTAAGTTTAGTATCTACTGATTGTAACTTAGTATCTACTTTAGATTCTAAAGACCATTGACTATTGCGTAGGTCTGTCATATCTTTCTTTAACTCTATTTTTATAGCATTAGCGTGTTCTTCTATCCTTAAAACGTCTGCTGATGTCTTTTTCATCTGTCCAGCTATAGAATCGAGGTCCAAATTTGCGATTCCTTCGACTTTTTGGTACATAAGAAAGCCACCGTATAGCGTACCAACAATCGTTGAAATTAGGGCAAATGCTGCGACTATACTGCCACCGCTTATCTTAAGACCGAATAATTTCAGTTTTTTATCTGATAATCCTTCTCCTTGCCTTACAATTTCTTCTAAATTAGCCATTAATTATCAAACTCGTTATTGTTCTGCATTTTCTTTAAGTATTCAATCTCTTGTTTAAGTTTCTGTACTTCTAGTCTTCTTCTTTGCAGCTCAAGTTGATATAATGTATTACAATTAATTCTTTCACTTGGACCATCTAAAGGAATAATAATTCTAGCATATACTCCTATATCTTTAGTCTGTGGGTTTAAGTCGCTCTTGTCTCCTATGAGTGGAGTGACAGCATTATTAATTATACCAGTCATTCCTATTTCAAAGTTCGTACTACCGCCTATACTATTCTTACAGTCTAAGTCACCAGCTCTTATACTATCTGTTCCGCTATTTATGCTCGCACTTGGCAAGGCTAGATTAACAGAACTACTGTTTGCTATAACTTGTGTGCAAGACAGAAGTAAGATGTAGACTAACCACTTCACTTAAACCTCGAACATATCTTTGATGCTACCATAGGTTTGTTGTTATTATTTCCTCTAAGTTTAGACAACGAGCATATGTATTCTGCCTTGTCTTTATTACTTGAGTTAATATAAACATCAAAATTAACTTGAGTTAGGTACTTTACTTGCAATATCTTATAGCTAGTAACAAAAGGTATTGGTTTCCATTCTTTATCAAATACACCAATCTCATACCATTTAACATCTTGTCTCTTATTAAATATTCTCATTGTAGTCTTATGTACACTATCTATCAACGAGACCTCCCATTTAGGGTAGGTAGGTGTCATCTCGTGTGCTGCTACAGAACTACATAACAGTACCCAAAGTATTACTGAGCGACACATTCTGCTACTACAACTGCTGTATATGAACCACCGGGAAATGCTTTCTGTTGTCCACCACCATAGGTAGCAACTGAAGAAACACTAAACCAAGTAGCACCCGCTATACTTAGTGGATAAATTCTCATAGCACCACCATCTGCTGTTGTACTTGCTGCTTGATAACCAGACATATCTGTAGATGATGTCTGTGCTACAGCTACTGCTCCTGTCCATACAACTGTATCTGATAGACTAGGACTAGAACTAAATGATGTAGGATAACTTATCTGTGCTTTGTAAGCATTAGCTAATGATGTATCTACACGCACAATAGGAACTTGACCAGCACTAGCAGGTAAAGTTGTAAGCGTATATGCGTTAGGGTTGCCATAGTAACCCGATGTATCAGTATTGACTGTACATCTTGACTCTACTGTTCCGTTAATATTTGTAACTGCTTCTGCTTTTTTAGGCATCAACATAGAACACGCAGTAAGTCCGAGGACTAAAGTCATTAATAATAATTTTTTCATTTGTATTGCTCCTGTATCATATCGTCCATTAAATTATCTTGTGCTAAACTTCTTAATGCGTTTCTATTGTCTACTATTTTTCCACCATCGAGTGAAATAGACTCACGGTATACTCCGCCCGGAACTTGTGCTACATAATAAGATTTAACATTAGTAGCTGCATTCATAGTCTGTAAGAGTGATGCTTGAGATATATCATTTGCTATAGTTAGAGCATTTTCAGATGCAGCCATTGCTAGTTCCAAACGGTCTTCATCTTCTTCTTCTTTCTCATCTTGCTCACTCTCTTCTTCTTCCTTATCATATAAGTCACTATCTGTTTCTTTAGTGGCATCATCCACCGCATCATCTTCTAGTGCATCATATATTTCTATCTTTGGTATAACTGGCATAGGTGGTACATATCCCGGACAGTTCTCGTTATTTTGTGGATTACGACAACCATCAAACCTGTATATGTAAAGTACACTTGCATCTTCTATGCTTCCTGTACCTGTTGTTTCTATTGACCCCTTACCAAACTGCTCTATTGGTGTGTAGTTCATTGGTATAAGTTTCTGTATTCTCATACCGTGCTTACCTGACCAGTCATCGGTCTCTTGAAAGATATATCCACCATCTATATCTTCATTCTGTACTGTGACTGTGAAGTCATCCTCAACTTCTTTTACTGCTTTATAATTATATATTACACCACTTATGTCCATACCCTCTTCGGTAGTTATACCGAGTATAGGTGTTGTCATCTGCCAAGTATTACCATAGAAGGCTGCGTTACCGCTATAGCCAAATGTATAATAATTACTAAAAGAACAAAAAGGCAGCAGCAACAGTACCCATAATATTAAGGGCTTTATCACGCTTTTCCTGTACACTAATCTCATCTTTCTCCGGTGGCATTGGTATCTGGTCTGTCTTAACTGCCCAAGCATCTTTAGCCTGCTGTCCTATAAGCCCATCTATTGGGCAAGGCGTTCCAGCCGACATCATTGCAGACCATACATCTGGGTCTTGACACATCACACTGACTGCTGCGACTTTCATACCAAACATATATAACTTCTGTGCTTTCTTTAACCTTAAACAATTCTCTTCTGTGTATGTCGTACCTACTGAGATACCTAGTATCTGTGTCTGTACTGAACCACTAGAACT